AGGCCTGGAAAACCCGAATGCGTGTTCGGATGATTCGTTTCGAACAGATTTTCGAAAGGGGGAGAGCGTCAAGCACCCCCGCAGATTTTAGGGAAAGCACCCCCGCAGTGTTAAAAACCTTCCGTGACCATCCGGATGCGTGGACTGCCAGGATTTTGAGGAAGGTTTCTGCCGCGCGTTAAAGGCTGGAGGCCTGGTTGCGCGTTAAGAGGGGAGGCTTCCGGAAGATTATTCCAGGGCGCGTTTTTGCGCCCCCTGGAAATAAGGGAAGGGCGTGGTTTTCGGCGCCCTGACTTCCCGCCGGGGTGGATACACTCGTCACCTAGGGACCTAACGTTTTGCAAGCGCTTACATGTTCCCGGACACGCCGTACCGGGAATACCCAGTTTTCCCAGTATGCCCTTGAAGGCCCGGACCCTGTGGATAATCCCCCGGGGCTGTGGACATCCGGGGGGAGGGGGGTATCCTGGCCTGGGAACGAACGGAAGAAGGTACGGACGTGAAGATCGTCGTCACCCTCCATCACCGCGCCATGACCCGGACGGTCGTGACAGACAGCGCCCCGGCCCTGCGGACGCCCTGGTTTTTCCCCGGGGAGCCGGAACCCTGGCTGGTTACCGGGTTCTGGTTCCTCGCCAGGGAGTTACCGGGAAATAGGGCAGCCGCAGTGGCAGATGCACGGGCGCCCCGTGGTGAGTGCAGGTCATCGCCCGGCACCGGGTGCAGTACAGCCACCGTGACCACCCCGTGTGGTCCATGGTCTCCCGGTTAACCGGCATCAGATCACCCTGGATATCGCCGGCATCAGATCACCCTGGATACCGCGAGGATGAACAGGATCCACCCGCCGAGAATGAAGGCGGCAGCGCCGAGGAGGATGAGGGTGTCCCCGGCCGTCCAGGCCACCAGGGAAGCCGGCAGGTCCGGGGTGATGATTCCCTCCGGCACGATCTCCGCCTCGCGGTAGATGCCTTTCCCTCGCGCCGCGTTCCAGGCGTCGTTCCAGGGTATCCACGGGAGATCCTGGTAGGCTTTCTCTGCGCTTGCCGTCGTCGTCGCCGACAGGACGATCCCTGCCCGGCGCTCAAGCTCCGCTGGGGAAATGTAGCCCAGTTCCAGGGCTTTCCCCAGGAAGGCGAGCCACTTGTCGCGGGTAGGGTCCCCGATGCGCTCGATCTTGCTCATCAGCAGTACCCGTCGATTCCACGGCGAGACCGGCAGCCGGAGCACCAGCAGCAGCTTCCGGCCAGGATCAGGTCCCGGCACCGGGCGTAGATGAAGAACCGGCCGGTCCCGTGTACCGGGCACGCGGACACGATCCGCCAGGCCGAGGGTTTCCCGCATTCCACCCACCAGTCCAGGACGCGAGAGGTGAGTACCTGGCATCGCGGGGATCCCTCGGTGTCAATGCCTTCCAGGGGCAGGATCTCTGTGGTGATGGTCACGTCGTCATTCTCCGTTCGCAGGCGGGGCAGGCAACCTGGGAGATAGCCCCGCAGCTGGGGCAGGTCCCGGTGACGGCCAGCGGGCCGGAGCATGTCAGGCAGCACGGCTGGCCTTCCCGGAGCAGCCCTTCGGCGCGCAGGGCCACGGCGATCCGCCGGGCCAGGGACAGCCCCGGCTGGCGGTTGAGGTAGGCGTCGCTGATCGCGAGGTCGATGACCTTCTCGGCAGTGTCCACGGGTCTCTTCTCTGTCGGCAGTGCCCGGAGCCTACCGGCCGCCCTCCCGGGTTGACAACCGCCCTGGCCAAAGTATTCTCAAGCAGTGACCGAGAACCCGGACTGCGCGATCACCGTCAGCACGATTAGCGAAAGCGTTATCGAAGGGCGCTCGTGGACTGTCCCCCCGCAGGTGGCCAGGCGGGTCGCGGCCATGCTCGCCGGGGAGTTCGGCCTCCCGGTGTCCACCCTCCTGCCGCTGACGCAGGCGGAAGCGTGGGGAGAAGAGCTTATCTCCGTCAAGGAGTGACAATGGGCAAGCATGAGAAACCACAGGAAAAGGAATGCCCGTCCTGCGGGCACGAGTCCCACGAGGAGGGCCGGTGCTATCATTGCGGCATTTTCTGGTCCGGCGGGGACAAGCCGCAATGCGCAGCGCTGCTGCTAACGGAAGGCGGATCACATGACAACCCGGTGGACCCTGGATCACATCCCCTTTAAGTCCGGGGAGTATCCCGCCGCCTACCTTTACGTGCTCCCCCCGGAGGATAACCGCCAGGTTGTCACCGTGGACCTGCAGGGCTGCCACGTCCTGCTGGACGTGGACGCCGAGGGGGACATCGCGGGCCTGGAGATCATCGGCCCCGCCGTCCGGGTGGACCTGGCGAAGCTCGGTGACTTCCTGAAGGCTGAGCCGGAAGAGCTGACCGAGGGCGGGCAGGAGGATCATGAGTGACATCCGGGTGGCGCAGATCATCGCGGGCGACCCGGCCGGCCCGTTCCCTGACGCGGGGCAGCACATCCGGTGCTACCTCACCGACGGGCAGGTGATCGACGGGGTGGTGCAGCGGGTCTGGCTGGACCTGGACACGGTCCGCATTGACGTGGCCGTGCCCCCCCTGGGCCGCCTGACCCCGGCACGCGGGGATAAGTGGGAGGCGCGGTGAGAGTCCAGGCGAAAGACCTGCACGGCGAGACCCTGGACTGGGACGGCAGCCCGGAGAGCCTGGAGCGGATCCGCGTCCTCGCCGCAGACTCGTTCCTCCGGACGCACGGCGAGTACCTGATCGTCACCACGCAGGACGAGGTGGCCTGCTGGGTCCGTCCCGGCTGGTTCGTCACCCGCTGGGACGGCAATGACTACATCACCGTCAGCGCCCCGCATTCCCGGGCCATGATCCAGGAACCGGAAAGACGGCGGCCGGAAAGACGGCGGCCGGAAAGACGGCGGGACGAAGACCGAGAGGAACCGAGAGGATAAGCCGTGAAATCATCCGACGCCTGCTTCGCCGCTGCGGACATCATCGCCACGCGAGGGCACTGCAAGTTCACCGAGGAAGACCCTTCGGGCCGGGTCTGCCTGGTCGGCGCCCTGAACGTCGCTCTCTGCGGGAATGCGTTCCGTCATCGCGCCGAGTTCGGAGCGGGGCAGCAGGCCCTAACCCGGGTTCTGGCGATTCTCGGGACGGCGCGCGGCCTCCTGGCCCTGGAACATGACGTGAATGGGCCTGTCCAATGGAATAACCTGCCCGGGACCAGCGGCGAGGATGTCATCCTGCTGCTGAAGCGCACGGGGACCGCGCTGGCTGACGCGGGAGACTGAGTGAACCTTTCTGGCCTGTCCCCCGGCAAGGTCCTGGTCGCGGGCGACTGGCATGGTAGTAAGGACTGGGCGCTTTCCGTCATCGAGGCTGCCCACGGCTGGCTGCCCGGGGAGGAGAAGATCATCCTCCAGCTCGGGGACTTCGGGTACGGGGGCGGGTTCTACGGGAGCAATTACCTGATGCAGCTGTCTGACCGGGCATCTGACCTCGGGGTGAAGCTCTTCTTCATCGACGGGAACCATGAGGATCATCCCCTGCTGGCCAGTGAAGAGGATGAGGACGGGAAGGTGGCGGAGAGCATCTGGCACCTTCGCCGGGGCACCCGGTGGGAATGGCACGGGCACAGGTGGCTCGCCCTCGGCGGGGCTGTCTCCCTGGACCGGAGCACCCGCAGGCTGGGCAGCACCTGGTTCCGCGAGGAGGAGATTTCCCTGGTCACCGCCGGGATGGTGACGATGGGAGGGACCGCCGACGTGATGATCACCCACGACTGCCCGAGCGGGGTGGTGCACTCGTTCGGTACGGGCTATTTTGACCCGAAGGATATCGCGAGGTGCGAGTGGCACCGGGAGCTGCTCCAGGGGATCGTGGACGAAGTAAGACCTTCGCATCTTCTCCACGGGCACCTGCACCGGGGATACGTGCGGGATGTCCGGATGCGGCACGGGGAGGTGCGGGTCACCGGGCTGGACATGGACGGGGAGGAGTCCAGCATGGGATTGCTGGACACCCGGACGCTGGAGTTCATCCTGCCGGAGGAGGTGCCGGAATGACCTCAGAGCGCCTGGACGAGCTGCTGTCCCAGGGTGAGGCTAACATGGATACCATAGAACGCAATAACGCCCTGGCTAAGGCTAACCTGGCTTACGTTCGGCTTCGCCGGGAGAAGTGGTGGTATCGGCTCCGACGGGATCAGGGAGAGGGCTTATCGTGAAGGATAAGACCAGGGAGGGGGTGCGGGAAACCCTCGGCTGTCTTGCCGCCTACGGGATACTGGTCCTGATCTGCATCGCGATTGCTGTCGCTATCTACTTCCTGGGGGGACTCCCGCCGAAATGAGAGCCAAGATGATGGTGCAGGTCCTGCTCCGCTCCCCCAATAAGGACGGGGAAGGCTACGCCGTCCGGGTGTGCTGGGTGGATAACGCCAGGGTGCTGCGGAAAGGCTCGAAGATCACCCTGGCCAACTCGGAGAACCGGCGGCGGAAATGGGAGGTCATGTGGATGTCGGACGCGATGGACGCTGCCCTGATCCACGCGGACTGGAACGTGGGCGGGCTGCAGGGTGAACGATAAACTGCAGTGCGCAATCGAGGGTCTCCGGGCGCTTAACGGCTTCTCTCTCCGGGAGAAAGATAACTGGTATCGTAAATGGTGCCCGGAAAAATGGCAGGAAAACTACGAGCGTCATGTCAGGAATTGCACGTGCTGTGCCTGGAAAGGATTCCAGCCTGCCGGTCATCACTATCCGGGACTGCCTATAACCTCAGAAATGGCATTGACCTGTTCCATGATCCGTGATGTTCTCTCGCTTACCGAGATCACCGGGTGAGCAGCGGCCGTTCCATTCCCCGCAGGCGCAGGAACCTGCTCGCCGAGGATCCGCACTGCTTCTACTGCGGCAGGGAAGTGCGGGAATACGGGCAGTTCTTCGCTAAAGGCGAGAAGATCCCCGATGACATGGCGACTGTTGATCATGTCAACCAGAAGACCGGGGGGAAAGAGCCGAGGCCGCAGCCGGGTTCCACGGTCCTTGCCTGCTGGCCGTGCAACAACGACCGGGGCAGGGCAGGCCGGCAGGCGCGGGAATCTCTTGCCTGCGCCGAATGCGGGACAGCGGCTCATTCCCGGTTCTGCTCGCGGGAATGCTTCACCGCCAGCAGGGCACGGCTGCTGGCGCACCCGCGTCCCTGGGAGGAACGCTGGCGGGAACAGCAGGCCGCCCGCAGGAGAGCGAAAAACCGCAGGAGAGCGAAGAACCGCAGGCGGATGCTGCGGCGGCGAAGGCTGCGGCGGCAGGGGAAGGCGCGGACGATGCCGATCGACGTGTTCTACATGGACAGGACGGAGCTGGGCTGGCGGGCGGCGATGAGCCTGCTGCTGGAGAACCGCAAGCCGAAGGAGGGGGGGCTGCCCTGCGGGCCGGCGGTGGCGGTCCGGCACATGGAGCAGCTATATGCATTTGCTCCCGGCGAACCAGGCCTTGCAAGCCAGGCACCACCAGATTCCTGAGCAGCGGCGGTACTGGGGGGGCTGCCAGTCATGAGAGTGGGGATACACCCGATGACCGTCGTGATCAGGGATGCTTGCCTGCGCAGTCCCGGCAGTAGTGTCCCTCGTAGTCTTCCGGGGTGGCATATCCTTCTCCCAGCCTGCGGTACAGCCATTTCCTCATCCGGTCCGGCAGGTACCAGCCTATCTCCCAGAGTTTCAGCTTCACGCCCTGTAGTATAGTAGGCGCGCTGAGAGGAAAGACATGAAGCCGGACGTGGACGGGACGCTGGATCAGTGAGCCCGGAGCAGTCGTTCTGGAACGCCTTCTACGCCTGGAGCCTGGCGCTCGGGTTCGTCCTGGTCGTCGTCATCCTGATCCTGGTGATCGTGGCGATTCACGAGGAAGTGTTCCGCAATCCGCTCGCCCCGTTCATCCGCGCGTTCGAGAAGCGGCAGGCGCACCGGCACCGGATGGCGGAGCTGGAGCTGCGTGCCCGGCTGGCCAAAAGCGGGGTGGACCCGGAGTACATCAAGGTACTGGAGAAGGAGTCCCGTGCATCCCGGTGAATGGATTCCCTATGCGGGAATGGCGATCGGGGCGGGGCTGATCCTCTGGACGTATTTCCGCAGGGGCAGCGACCTGCGGCGTGACCTGCGCAAGGCGATGCGGCGGTCAGGAAAGAGGAAGAAATGACGGACCGCAGGAGACTGTTCGTGCCATTCGCAGACGAGGATTGAGTGACCACGAGCGGATGGGGGACGCGGCCAGGTCATGGTCAGTCCGCGTGGACAAGGCCGATGCGCTCAGCGTGCTTGCGGTAGCACCGGGCCAGCCCGCATACCACGCACGCGCTCCCGCTCGGCCCGTCAGGAACGTACGGGTGCGCGACGTCCTGCGCGTCGCCCGCCGTGCCGTCGATGCCGAGGCGCTGGCGTTCGGCCTCGCCGCGCTCCTGGAACTCGCCGTCAGCCATCTTCCTGCCCCTCCCTCACATGTAGTGACCCGCGCCGTTGGCGGCGAGCTGGTCGGACGGCCGGTACGTTGCCCGGCAGAAGAGGAGGCGGTTCTTGCTATCGACGGACAGGGTGTAGTAACCGGGCGGGAGGCGGGGGACGGTCTGGCCGCACGCGAAGTAGTGATTGCCGTCCTGGTCGTGTATCCACTGGACGTATGCCATGCGGGGAGTCTACTGCACGCGGGGCTGCAGCGGGAGAGTTGACGATGATCCGGTCATCGGATAGAAGCTGGCCGGGCAGGATACCGGTACAGGGAAAGCTCACCACGACGTCCCCTGGAAGAGATGCCGTAAGGTGATAGTATTTTATGTATGCCCTCGGTTATTCCCGTCCATGTTGCCCTCCGGTCCCGGCTGAGGGATTCTGCCTGCCAGGCTCTCACTCTGGCGGGCCGCCTGGAGCCGCTGCTCGCGGAGAAATCACGGGGCCCGGAGGAACGGTTCCACGGGAAGGTGGATCATTCCCAGCCGCCCTGGAATGCGCAGATCGCCAATGCCATCCTGGACCTGCACCAGCTGGCCCGGGAAGCTGAGGCCTGGCTGCGCTTGTCTCAGGGCCTTCCCCTCCGGGAGCGGGGCGGCTCGGCCGCCAATACCCGGAGGGCCCTGGAGGCCGTGGTCCGGCTTTCAGAGAAGGCGGAGGACATCACCGTGAGGGGGCACATCCGGGACCTGGAGAAGTGGATCCGGGGCGCCCGGACGGCCCTGGGGGAGACGGAGGCCCCGAAGCGCCTGCCGCGCAGCGAGGGCCAGCCGGAGCCGAGGTGCCCGTTCTGCGAGCAGCACACCCTGCGGATGCAGCCCCTGCGGGGGCGGATCTTCTGCATCTCCCCGGGATGCAGGGATGACCAGGAGCGCAAGCCGTATGCTATACTCGAATACTCTCCCCATGTCGGGGATATGGTGCTCGTATGGCAAGACGGGATATCGGGGGTGCCGGCCGCATGATGACGAGGATCGGGTTGTTCATCAGGGAAGCCGTGTTCAGCACTGACGCCCTGACCGGGGAGAAATGCTGTCCCACCGAGGTGTGCAAGTGCCCGCTGAACCATATCTGCTCCTGCCGTTTCTGCCGGTGCGGCACGTATTACCCGAAAGCCTTCGCGTGACGGAGCAAGGCCCGAAAGGCTGGCATGGCCAGCCGTTCGTGGCCCTGGACGGGCAGAACTGGCCCCTGAAGACGGCAGCGGGGCTGCTGGACCTCCCGGAGCAGGATCTCCGGGACCTGGTCCGGGTGGTCGAGAACCTCCGGGGGGAAGCCCTGTCCGCCGGGGTGATCCGGATTTCCGGGTTCGCCCGGCAGGGCCGGCAGCCGAAGGCGTATCCTGCCCGGGTACTCATTGCCCTCACTGAGGGCATCCGGGACCTTGCCGAGAGGATCGCGAGTGGAGAACAGGAAGACTGTCCGGAGGACCATCCTCGCGCAGCCTGAGCACGTCACGGAAGTCATGACCCGGGAATTCACGTGCGATAACGGCTGCGGGGCCGTCATGCCGGAGTATAACATGACTGGCGGAGCCCTGGCTTCGCATGACGGGAACCCGTACCGCAACCGGATCGAGGTTTATCTCAACCCGGAGAATTTCAGCGGCCAGGACGGGTACCAGAAGCTCTCCCGGGACTACTGTGATGAATGCCTCCCGGAGATCTGGAAGGAGATCACGGCGGTTCTCGCCTACCGGCCGCTCCGGACGGGAACCTTGCTACGGCGGGAGGAACGCGAGTGATTCATGTCTTCCGGTGGGACCGTACCGCGATTGCGGTTCCGCGAGAAGGCAGGTCCCTGGATCGGAAATTCCGGAAGGGTGGTGCCTGGATGTGCGTCATGTGCCGGATCCTGCTGGATTTCGCTGTCGCATACGACCTGGATCACTACGATGACTGCCCGGGGGGAGTAGAGTAATGACTGCCCGGGGAGAGCTGAGCCACGGCTGGGGTGTGCCCCCGTCGTTACGGAACGGGACGGTAGCGGGACGTCGCGGCATTACCGGGAACACGAGACAGGATGGTTCCCGGGCCCTGCCCGAGCACCAGCCGCAGACCTCATCCTCGTGATCTTCGAAGACCTCGATGATCTGGCGTATCTCGTCAGGCCCGTGGAACAGGCTGCACTCTCCGGTACAGTTCTCGTCTTCGCAGCGCGGATGACGAGAACAGTAATGACATTCCTGCATCCTGTCGAAACGTTCCAGGAGCCATTGCGCGGGAGACTGCATGAGGGGCATCATAATCGTTTCCGGCCCCGTTTTCAACCAGGGAGAATCTCTCAGAACCGGTTGACAGGGTTGACATCTCATGCCAGGGTGATATAAGTGAGATAAGGACACCTGTCTCTCTCACGAAAAGAGCCGCAGGTCTTCCTGTTTTTTTCCCGGAAGATAGCGGCTGCCCTGCGTTTCTAGGAGAGCATGTTGTCTTCTGGCAGACACGAACGTCCCCGTCACCGCCATCGCAAGCCCGGGTGCGCTAGGCAGACATACCTGGCCGCTGCGAGAACCGGCGTGATCCTGGCCACCGGAGCCGTTATCCTGACCCCGGCCACCGGAGCCCTCGCGGTTCCCGGGCCGGAGGTCACCGCTGCGGCAGCGATCACCGCTGCGGCAGCGGTCACCGCTCATCACCGGGACCACCTGCTCCACCTCCGCCACCTGGCCCACCTGCGCCACCTTCTGGACGGGAGGACTGACGGGAGGGCGGCTGCTGCGGTCCCGTCAGTTCCGTCCGCAAGAGGAGCCCTGGACTGCCGGGAACTGGAGAGCCTCTGGCTCCAGGCCGGCGGCTCGCAGGGCGAGGCGCTCACTGCGGCCGAGATCGCCATGGCGGAATCCGGCGGCAACCAGTTCGCTACGGGCACGGTCGGCGAGCGCGGGTACTGGCAGATCAACCCGAACCACGGCTCGCTGTCCACCTACGACCCGATGGGCAACGCCAAGGCCGCCGTCATCCTCTCGGCCGACGGCACCAACTGGACGCCCTGGACGACGTACACCAGCGGTCTGTACATCGGCCGCTGCTGAGAGAATCGACACGAAACCCCCGGGGCGTCAGAGGCGCCGGGGGTTTCGTGTTTCACACCAGGGACATCCGTGCCCCGCAGCAGGCCGGGGCGCTGCGTGCAGCTTTTACCTTGCAGCATTCCGCGCACGTCCAGATCCTGATGTCAAGCCAGGCCAGCAGCCTCATGTTGTTCTTCTCCTCCGGTAACTCTGCCTTCCGGCAACGGGCGGTTTGCGGGGACGTTCCGGCAGGGCCTGCCGTCTCGCTATTTCCGCCTCGATGCTCAGCTTCTCGACAGGAATGATATAAGGCGGTACTCCGGGCAGTCCCCCGGGGTAATCCGCCTGCCGAGGATCTTCCCGCAGTACATGCAGTATTCCTGGTGATAACAATGCCAGGCTATCTCGTAATGCCCGTCTTGCCAGGCGAGCCACCAGCCGCAGGAGCGGATCGTGTTCCAGATCGGGTGGATTTTCCGGAGGGCCGGCTGGTACGGTTCTTTCCACCGTCGGCCTTTGCACATGTCTTTCGGTGCCGGAGCGCGTTTTGCCGGGCTCGGATCCTCGGCCAGGGCTTCCCGGAGCAAGTCACCCCGGGAACGCTGCGGCTCGGGCCAGGAGGCGCGGTTCCCCGGCCGGGCGTGCCGTTCGGCCAGCACTTGTCTCCTTCTAGTCCTAGGAGTATGTGGATCTTAGCAAGCTCAGCCCGGAAGCGCAAACCAGGATCGCCCGCGAGATCCTGGCCCTGAAGACGGTACCGCGTGCCTGGGAAGACCAGGCGTACTACAAGCAGCTGCCCCCTGATCATCCCCGGCATCATCTTGCCGATCCCGTGACCGGGCTGGCCTGCGGCTGTGCCGGGATGGACCTGGAGTGGGAGACCTGGCTCCTGGTGACGGGGAGGGGGACGGGGAAAACCAGGTGCGGGGCCAACTGGGCGCTCACCGTCGGGCTTTCCGAGCCGGATATCTGGGTCGGGGTCTGCGCGCCGACGTTCATCGACATCAAGCGCGTCTGCTTCGAGGGCCCGTCCGGGATCGAGAAAGTAGCCGAGAAAGGCGAGATCCGCGAGTACAACAAGAACGGGCTGCGGTTCACCCTCCGGAACGGCAGCGTGATCCAGGGGTATACGGCAGACCGTCCCGACTCCATCCGGGGCGCGAACCTGGCGTATGTCTGGTTTGACGAGCTGGGATCCATCCGCGCTCCCGATTTCTATCACTTCGGCTTGCTTCCCGCGTTGCGCGAGAGCAAGGGCCGGATGCTGGTGACAACCACCCCGAGGAATGTCGGGATCATCGGCAGCCTGATCAAGGACGCCAAGGACCCCGCCAAGCACGTGCATTACACCAGGGCGACGTCCATGGAGAACTGGAAGTCGCCGTCGGTCCTGAAGATGGTAGAGAAGGTCAAGCGCCAGTACGGGCTGGATTCATTCCTCGGGAGGCAGGAGCTGCTCGGCGAGCTGGTGGATGACCTCCCGGGCCAGCTCTTCCGTATCCAGGATATCGATAAGTACCGGGTGGATGAATTCCCGTCCCTGCGGCGGACGATCGTTGCCGTGGACCCGGCGAGCAGCGCCAATATGCGCAGTGACGAGACCGGGATCGTCGTCGTCGGCGAAGGGGAGGACCGGCATTACTACACCCTGCAGGACGTATCCATGCAGGCCACCACCGATAAGGTCATGTCCGCTATTGTCGGCGCTTTCTACCGGTGGGAAGCGGACATCGTGGTGGTGGAGAAGAACGTGGCGGGAGACTGGTTCCGGCAGGCCCTGTATGACAAGGACCCGCACGTGTCTTATAAGCCCGTGCAGGCCATGAAGGGCAAGCTGATCCGGGCCCAGCCGCTGTCCCCGCTGATGGAGCGGGGCTTCTTCCACATGGTCGGGAGGGAATTCGATGAGCTGGAGCGCCAGCTGACCGCGATGACCGCGTACGACGACCGGGTCAAGCAGCATGACGACCGGGCAGACGCCTGGGTGTGGGGCATGCGGGAGCTGTCCGGGATGGGCAACGTGGACTGGGGGGAGATCTACGGTTTCCGCACCTGCCTGGCCTGCGGGCATAAGGTCAACATCCGGCTGGAGAAATCGTGCCGGGCCTGCGGCAACCCGGTGGAACCTGATTCTGAGCCGAAAGAGAAGAACACGACGCGCTCGGTCCGCTGGTCTAATGCGTACCAGAAGACCTGCGAGCAGGGGCACGAGTATCCGATGCGGCTGCCTCGCTGCCCGAAATGCCATGACGACCAGGAATACCTGGCGCGGGTTTCCGGGTTGACTAATCCTTCCCGTGGCTCGCGTTCTGTGTATACTGGCAGGGACCCTCTTTCCAGGAGAAATCATGTGTAACTGCACCGGGAACCTCACTAGTACTAATTTTACGGCAAGTTACCCGCCCTGGCTCAGTGCGGGTAACTTGCCCTTGCCCAGCACCGCTACCACCTTGCCGCTTACGGCGGCGCTGGCCTCCATGAAATGCCCTAACTGCGGATACTGTTCGCATTGCGGGCGGAGCGATGAGAATAAGCAGTGAGAGCAAGAGCCGCGCGTTTCTGCCGCAGGTGGAAATACACGATCTCGGCAGTGATCCTGGTGGTGACGGTCTTGCCTCTCATCGGGATCTTCGGGAGCCCGAAGCAGGCGGTGCTCCTGGCAGTTCTCCTGCTGACATACTTCCTTGCCGCGCGACCACGCCATGGCTGAGTGACGGGGGCTGGATGGTACTGAAGTGCACCCTGCCGGAGCATAACGGCAGGCACTATGACGAGGCTTTTTCTCTTTCCTGGCGGAAAGAGTGACTCCCGAGCAGAAAGAGGCCCTGCGCCAGGTCTTCCCGGAACGCCCGGAGACGAGCTGCCAGTGGTGCGGGGGGTATCACCTCCGGGCCTGCCCCCGGGTGAAGCGCATGACCTTCATGGGCCAGGGTGCGGGAACCGGGAATGTTACCGAAGTGGAGTACTGGCATCATAACGAGGTGGACTGGTCGGAAGTGATCTTCCCGGAGGAGGTTTTCGGTGACTGAGATTCCCGGAAGGGAGGTTTTCGGTGACTGAGATTCCCGGAGACCCGTTTTCCTCACCCGAGGCGGACGAGGCCATGACGGGGCTGTATGACTACTACGTGGCCGCCATCAAGGCCGGGTTCATCGAGGACCGGGCCTTTGCCCTGGTCCATGACTTGTTCATTACCCAGATGGGCGTCGTTCTCGCCTCAGCGCTCCGGGCTCGGCTGAAGGAAGGCTGATGCCTCTCCCGGTATGCCCGCGCTGCGGGAAGAGCAGCCGGGCCCGGCATATCTGCACCGGGAACCTGACCCCGACCCAGGACGCCCGCAAGAGCGCCCGGCGGGCCGAGCGCCGGGCGGCCACGCCGATGGTGACGATTGAGGTGACAGAGAAAACCCGGAGGGAGCTGAACCAGCTCCGCGCTCAGCTGGCAGCCGGGACGGGAAAGACCCGGGTGATTTACGACGAGGTCCTGGAGATGCTGCTGGCCGTTTACCGGAATACCAGGGAAAAGTAATCCTTGCGTATATTCTTCCTGCTCTATATACTGTGATTGGATTAGCCTGCCCTATGCTCGCCTATCTCTGCCCGGCTTGCGGGAACGTTGACGGCTACGAACCTTCCTTTCCCGTTCCTCTCGACTTCCCGGTGGCCGTCTTCTGCGTCCGGTGCCGGACGCTCCGCCAGCCTGTTTCTGTAACTCCTGAAGTGTCAGCGCCTGTCAAGTGAGGTGATAGTGTACCGGTCCAGTTTTGGGAAGCTCTCCAGAATCCCGGCGCTCCCTGGCAGACGTCCAGCGGTGCCACGGCGAACACTGCATCTGCCGTCACCCTGTCCCCGGAAGGCGCAGGCGGCACGGGTGATGACCCGCTCGTCCCCGCGTACGGGTTCTACCAGGGACTGATCCTCCGGATCAGCGCGCGGGGGATTTACACGGTCGGGTCCACGGCGACAAACCAGACGTTCCAGCTGTACATTTCCGCGCCGGGTACCGCCTTGTCGGGCGGCACGTCCCTGGCCACCACGGGTGCCCTGGCCCTGCCCGTGTCGGTCACCGGCCTGTGGTGGCGGCTGAACGCGTTCATCCAGTGCCGCCAGATCGCCCAGGGCACGGCCACGAACACGCTGTGGACGGCCGGCGAGGTGGAGATCCAGACCGCGACCGCCAGCGGCACCACCGGCAACGTCCAGGTATGGCCGATGCCTGCCGTCAGCGGCCCGACGATTGCCACCGTGGACACCACCGTGGCGCACACCCTGGGACTGGTCGGGGCTCTCTCGCAGACGACCGGCGCGCCTACCGTCACGTGCACGCAGTTCGCCATCGAGCTGATGTGCTGAAAGGGTGCTCATGAACGACGAGGCGAAGGTCCCGGTTTCCCGCGCCGACGTCTCCGCTGTCATCGTGCGGGCCTGCAAGGCCTGCGGCGGTGCCCGGGAAGCCTCGGGGGACTGTGTTTCCTGCGGTCTCGCCGAGCCGCCGGAGATCATCGACCTGGGCATTATCGCGGCCAAGCGTCCCGGCCTGGAAGCCGCGTGGTGGAACGTCATCGGGACACGCAGGGCGGACATGCGCATCCGCAAAGCCAACAAAGCGATAGAGGAATAATGTGGCCAACTTCGTCCACGTGACCCGTACCGGCGCGAACGTTATCGTGGACCGGCTGAAGCTCCAGGCCACGTACACGACCGAGCCGAAGAACATCGCGTGGGGACTCGGCGGTGTCGGGACTGAGACCGCAGGCGGCGCACCGCCGTTCCAGGCCGCGATTACCGATGTCGGGATGTTCCAGGAGGCCGCTGAGTCACGTACTGCGGGAACCTCGGCTATCACCACCACCACCACCACGAACGATACCTACACGGTCACGGGGACGATTACTTCCCTTTCCGCGCAGACCGTCACCGAAATGGGCTTGTTTGACTCCACCACCAAGCCGGCGGCTACCACCCTGGCCAGCCCTGCGATTGCCGCGACGGGCACGACGACACTGAACCTCGCATCTGCTTCCGGTTTCGCCACATCTTATCCTTATGACCTTCAGGTCGGGGTCGAGGTCATGCAGGTGTCGAACCTCACCGGGGTCGCGATCACCATGTCCCGTGGCGCGAACGGCAGTACCGCGCAGTCCGTCATCCCCATCGGCGAGATCATCACCCAGGGAGTTGCCCCCGGGCAGACGGTCATCGCGGGAAATGTCTGCTTCCTGCACGCGAGCTACACGGGCCTGGCCTTGAATATCAACGACAGCATTTCCTATACCGTGAACGTGACATTTGCACCCCAGTAATGCCTGACCTGCTTACGGATGACACCTACCCAGTATTAGGAGCATGTGACTGTTGGCAACACGCTGGGCGTCTCGCAGCTGAATCAGCAGCTGGCAAGCCTGGCTATCCAGATCTGCATCTGGGCCTACCAGGCAGGCCAGCTGCAGGAGGTTACCACTGCTGCCGGGACCGCAGGCCTGGAGGCGGCAGGGTTCAGTGCCGGCGACGCGGCAACGTACGCCACGATGGTGTCCTACCTGAACACGGTAGCCGGGGCATACCTGGGCACTGCCACGCAGGGTTCGGAGTTCAATTTCGACAATGCGCTGTGCCTGGTACGCGGCGGGCAGGTTAGCAATGGCTAGCCAGAGCTGGATGAACCTGCTGAATGCCGGCGTTCCCTGGCAGACCACTGCGGGCACCGTCCTCAATACAGCCGCCAGTGCGACGATCAGCCCGCAGGTCGCGACAACGCAGGATTTCGTCCTCCCGGGCCAGCCGAACGGGTTGCAGTGGTATCCGGGAATGGTGCTGCGGATCATCGCGAGGGGCACGCTGGCGTCCGGCGGCACGACGTCGACCCTCACGGTTTTCCTGGCCTGCGGGGCGTCGGGGACGCTGGGCAGCACCCTGAGCACCACGGCGGGGATAGTCCTGGGCACCGGGTCTATCACGGCGCAGCCGTGGAAGCTGGAAGCCCACGTGGGCTGCACGGCTATCGGCACCTCCGGGAACACGCTGTCCACCGAGGGCGAGCTGATATTCGGGGATACCGCGACCCCGGCATTCGGCACCGCGAACGTGGTGATCTCCGCGCTGCCGCTGACGGCACTCGCATTCAACACCTACACCGCAGGGACGGCGCTGGGATTGCGCGCTACGCTGTCGGCTGCATTCGGCAGCATCTTGTGCAACCAGTTCCTGATCGAGCAGCTCTGCTTATAGCCGCCTAGCGGGAGGCGGGTAAACGTGTCCTGGAATGAACTCCAGTCCGCCTCGTTTACGCAGCCCTCCGCCGCAGGTACCGTAGCCGTGACGTACGGCAGCAACGTCTCCTCCGGGACGAAGCTGATCGCGGCTGTCTCCATCCCGACGACCGCTGCCAGCAGCCCCATCTCATCCGTCAAGGACGGCGCGGGCAACAACCTCACCCTGATCAAGGCTGTCACCGGGAGTTCCGGCGGCAGCAGCCAGGTCGCGCTCTACGCGATGGACACCCCGGCCGGCGATGTCGGGACCAAGCCGACGATCACGGTCACCTGGACCGGGACTTTCACGACCGGCTCGCTGCTGATCAAGGAAGTCTCCGGGCTCCTCGCCGGCAACACCACCGCGATGGCCGACGGCATCCCGGCGGGCGTCCAGGAAACCCCGAGTGCGTCCCAGGCGCAGCCCGCGTACAGCAGCACCACCGCCGGCGAATACCTGGTCTCCATCCTCGGCGACAACGGCAACAGCGTCACCTGGGCGCTGTCCGGGTACTCGCTTGACGTCAACAGCGTCCAGGGCAGCGCTGACGCTGACATCATCCTCGGGTCCAAGAACTCCACGGGCGGCGCTGAGACCGGGACGTGGACGACCGGGGGCACCCCGACCGGCTCCGGGCTGATCGTCGTCGCGTTCAAGCTGGCACCAGCGGTGGTTCCGTATACGAGAACTATCCCGCCGGGAAGAATGTCCCCGGGTGCATGGGGCGAGCTGGCCACGAGCTGGCAGAGTGTCGCCACCTCGGTCACCTACCCGCAGACCCTGGGCGGCTCGGTCAATGTCTCCGGGAGTACGGCAGAGGGGACAGGCAAGATCCTGCCTGGTTCCGTGAACGTCTCCGGGACGATCCTGAGACAATCAGGGAAGATCTTCGCAGGCACGGTGAACGTCACGGGCACCCTGACCCGCAGCATCCAGAGAATCCTCAGCACCTCAGCCAGCGTGACAGCGGCACTGCTCGCGAGCTTCATCCACGCCTTGCACTTGAGCGTCCCCGTGAACCTTCCCGGGACCTTGGTCCGCACTCCCGGGAAGCTGCTGGCCGCGACGGTTAACGTCACGGGTTCGGTGGCACGTGGTCTTGGCAAGATTCTCCCGTCCTCGGTGAACCTGACAGGGACCGTCACCAGGAATCTCGGCAAGATCCTCCTTTCCTCGGTGAACCTGGCCGGCACCCTCACCAAGGGCAAGCTGGTTACCCTGGCCGCGAGCGTCAATGTCGCAGGCAGCCTGATACGCATCCTCGGGAAAATCCTTCCCGGATTAGTAAATGTCACCGGGACTCTCGTGCGCACTTCCGGGAAGTTCCTTTCAGCGGCGGTGAATGTCACCGGGGGGATGGTCAGGCAGGCAGGGAAAACCCTGCCTGCGACGGTGAACCTCGCAAGTACGCTTGCCCTGATCAAGATCAAGCTGCTGACGCTGGCAGCGGCAGTGAATATCAGTGCCATGCAGAAGATCACTGCAGGTAAGCTCCTCGCCGGCACGGCAAATATCACCGGAGTGCTCGTTAACCAGGCAGGCAAGCACCTTGCTGCGGCTGTCAGCATTCCCGGGACCCTGGCCAGGCAGGCAGGGAAGATTCTTGCTGCCGCAGTTAACCTGACCGGGGCTCTTGCGGTCGTCAAGGTCAAGATCCTTGCCCTGGCGGCGGCAGTGAATGTCACCGGGACGCTGAAAGTGAGCACCGGCAAGATCTTCTCCGTCTCGGTAAGCGTGTCTTCTGCTATCAGCAGGAGCCTGGGGAAGATCTTTTCTTCCGCTGTCCAGGTGACCGGCAGCCTGACCCGGAATACAGGGAAGCTCCTGTCCGGGACCGTGCGGGCGAGCGGCGGCATCACCGCCCTGAAGGTGTCCCTGCTCACCTTGACGGCGGCAGTCCGCGTCACCGCGTCCCAGTCGGTGCGCATCAGCAAGGCCGTCACCGCGCAGGTGGCCGCAGCAGCGTCCCAGGGCGTCCGTATCGGCAGGAACCTGGCTGCTACGGTGCACGTCACCGCAACGGCAGTAAGGGCGCGTGCCGTCGTCCTGACGGCAGCAGTGAAGACGGCTGCCTCGGTCGTGGCGAATGTCACCCACCCGGTGGGGCTGCTCATCTTCAAGCTCGGGCTCCCCGCGAAGCGATGGATCACGGGGACGATCAAGAAGAACTGGCGGATCCCGTGATCTCCACCGAATGGGTAACAGGGGATGCATTCACTAACTGGTCATCCGACCTTGCCTGGACGGAGTGGACTGTGGGCTTCGAGACGATAGGCCTGAATCACCTGTCCACGGAGTATGTCCTCATTCCCGTATCCGCGACCAAGGCGGGTTCTCCTTATAACCCGACGGGCGATGTCGTGCAGTTCGCGTTCATGCCGACCGTCATCCAGGTTCCCCAGTCTGGTGACTGGATGACGGGGAGCTGGGACAGCGACCCGGGCAATTTCATCTATCCTTACCAGGCAAAATGTCTTGTAGGACCAGCCGGAACAGTTACTCTCGGGATCGGCACCTATATTATCTACATCCGTATTCAGGACAATCCAGAGGTGCCAGTTTTGGTAGCCGGACAGGTCCAGATCTCATGAGACCCCGTGATATGCCGTACGATCCGTGCCCGCAGTGCAATGAGGATGACCTTGTGCAGGCTGGCGGTAAGTACCGCTGCGTGACCTGCGGCTACCTGCAGCCTTGCTGTAATCCCTGAGGAGGATTCCATGGCCACCGAGATCCCGTTCAGGGTTATCCGGAATTCCCTGTACATCAAAGCCGGGGCAGCCGGGCAGCCATGCCTGTTCATCCTGGACACCGGGGACGCTATCGGCCCGGTCTTCAACTCCGCCGACGCGGAGCGCCTGGACCTGAAAGCCACGGGCGTCATCGGGGTGTCCGGGGCAGGCGGCGCTACCGAGAATTACGGGACCGAGACGGACATCATGCTAGGCGACCTGACTTTCCAGGGGGAGCCGGGTGCCATTGACCCGTACCTGCAGGGACCTTCCCTGCTCGGGCTTCCTTTCTTCCTGGGAAAGGCCCGGTTGCTCACTTTCGACTTCACTCGCGGTATTCTCGCGATCGAGCCAAAGTAAGGAATCGCATTGGCTCACCCGGCGGCTGTCGTCGCGGCCCTCAAAGCTCTTCCCGGAGTGACCCGGCCTGCGGGCATGGCCCGGGTGTCCCCGGAGATGTTTATCCCCGGCCCCGGGTACGGGGCTATCTACGGGAATAACCTGCCCCGGGACCCCCGGATCTTCACCGATGGCGCATTTGCTCCCTCGGCGCCGATCTTCCCCACTCCGGTCGACCAGCCTGAGTATCCCGGGGGACTGCCGGGTCCCCGGTGGTGGCAGCCGCGAGTGGGCTGGAACCTGCCCACTCCCCCGGGCACCGAGGGTTTGAAGCTCGCGTGCTACCAGGGTGCGACAACTGAGATCCTGACCAGGCGTGGCTGGTTGCTATTCCCGGAACTGGATGACAGCGACGAGGTTGCTACCCGTAATCCCGTTACGAAAGCGTTCGAATGGCAGAAGCCTGGTGCTCGTCACGCCTATGCTTACGATGGAGAACTTATCCGCTTCCTGAGCAGGGGTATTGATCTTCTAGTTACCCCCAACCACCGGATTCTGCACACTTCCGGTCACGGGAAACATTGCGGCGAACTCATCAAGCGTGCCGACGAGTGTGAACTGCTACGCAGCGGCGCGATGATCGCTACCAGTAAATGGGATGCGCCCGATCTTGACAGGTGGAAGGTTCCTTCCTGCCTGGAGCATGGTTATATCCATGTAGATACTAAGACTCTCCGGTGCGCCCGTGAGCAGCTTGGCTGGTCCCGTGAACAACTAGCAAGCAAGGCAGCGACTACTGCTAGTGCAATTTGTGTCATGGAAACGGGAACCGGCAAGATGCACCTTGCCACCTTGAATCGTGTGAGAACAGTCTGCGGTCTTCTCGGGATTGACGGAGAATCAGTCATCCGTCCCGGGTGGCTGACCGAGATGTCCGGGGATGATTTCGCTGCCTTCATGGGTGCCTATCTGTCCGGAGGATGCACTTCGGGAACCCGGATTTTCATCGCACAGATGCCCTATTCCAAAGGTTTCGAGCCGTTCCGGTCTCTCTTGACCCGCATACTCGGATATGAACCCTGTTATGACGGCAAGTCCTGGACTTTCGGTCATGAGGGACTTGCGCTGTACCTGCGAGGCTGCGGAAAATCCGCTCCCGAGAAGAAAATCCCCCAGGATATCCTGGAACTTTCCACTAGGCAGCTCCGCATTTTCTGGGATTTCTATGTTCTCGGTGACGGCTGGACCTATAAGACTGGGCAGGCTATTACTACAACCAGCCGTGTTCTTGCCGGTCAGCTTCAAGAAGTTGCCCAGAAGATCGGACTGTCTGCAACGGTAAAAAGCCATGAAGTTCAGCCTGGCGGTGTTATCCGGGGTCGCCTGATCAGTAATACTCATACTCGTTACGACATTTTCCTGCGCACGACCAAGTGCCCGAGGTGGACTTCGGTCGAGCGCGTGGAATACGAGGGAACCGTCTACTGCGTGAGCGTGCCGAACGGTATCATCTATGTGCGCCGGAACGGGAAAGCAATCTGGTCCGGGAACAGCTTCGATAATCTCGCTACGCTGAGTAAGCGCTACTCGGTGGCCCGTGCCTGCCTGGAAATCCGGGTCGAGGAAATCCGGGCACTGGAGTGGGATATCACCCTGACCACCGACGCCGCCAAGGCATACCAGGGTGACCGGAACGCCATGCGGGATTTCGGCGAGCGCAAGGCAGAGGCGCGGCGGTTCTTCCGCCGCCCGGACCCGGACTTCTTCTCCTTTGATCATTTCCTGAATGCGTTCCTGGAGGAGATTTTCGTCTTTGACGCGCTCGCCCTGGTTTTCCGGCCGAAGTTCGGCGCGGCCTTCGGCATGGGCGGCCGGGGCCTGCTCGGCAGTAACCTGGATAGCCTCAACCTGGTTTCAGGGCCTACCGTACGGCCTTTGGTCGGATTGCACGGAGAGATTCCCCTGCCGCCCTCGCCGGCTTACCAGCAGTTCCTTTTCGGGGTACCCCGCAGTGATTACATGACAATCGCCTCCGGCGCGGACCTGGACGAGACGGGGCTGCGGGGAACGGAGATCGGGGAATACGGCAGCGATGTCATGCTGTACGCCCCGTACTGGCGTACCAGGGAATCCCCGTATGGTTTCCCGCCGATCGAGCGGGCACTGCTTCCCATTATCTCGGGACTGCAGAAGCAGGAATACCAGCTCGATTACTTCCAGGAAGGGACAATCCCGGCAGTCTATATCAGCCCCGGGGACCCGAACATCTCCCCGCAGCAGGTCGGGGAACTCCAGAATGCGCTGAACTCCCTGGCCGGGGACCCCGCGTACCACCTGAAGGTGGTCGTGCTGCCGCCAGGATCCAAGGTGGATCCGCAGCGCCCGGTGGACCTGAGCGACTCCTTTGACTACCTGGTCATGAACCAGGTGCTGATGGCGTTCGACTGCCAGCCGACCGAGCTGGGCATTATTCCCGATATCGGGCAGACGGCCGCCGGCCCGGGAGCCTCGTCGGTCCGGTTCGCAGGCCAGCAGAAGCGTGACATCAAGTCCCGGGTCAGTGCCAAGCCGCTGCTCAAGTGGATCTGCGATATCTTCAACTACGTTTTGCAGGACATCTGCGGCCAGCGTGATATGCAGTTCCAGTTCGAGGGCCTGGTGGACGATGAGGACAAGGCAGCTATCACCGAACTCGGCGTCCAGCAGATCCAGAACGGGATGGCGTCTATTGACGAGGTCCGGGAACGCCTGGACCTTCCTCCCTGGGGCATTCCGGAGACATCCGAGCCCGTGCTGTTCACGGCCCAGGGTGCTATCCCGCTCTCGATGTCCACGGAGCTGATCCGGTCGGCAATCCAGGGCAACATCACGGCCGGCCAGGGGACGAACTCGGGACAGAAGAAGAAGGCTCAGCCCTCGATCCGCCGGGGCGGTGTGACCCGGCCGAACGGGTCGCATCCGGCCCCGGTCGCACCGCACCGCGAGCCGGTCGGCACCCCGCAGCATGCCGCCGCTGCCGCGTCTATCCAGTCGCCTACGCCGCGAACGGGCGGCTCGGCGGCCCGCACCCCGGTGGCCGGCAGCCGGAAGAAGAACCCTGCGGACAGCCGCCGGACCATTTCCGGCAAGGCTGCCGTATCGGAACTTGAGTCCCTGAAGCGGCATCTCCGCAAGGGCCGGGAGATCACGACCTGGAAACCAGAGCATATCACTAACGGCATTCTCGGGGTGATCGCGGAGGACATGGCCAAGGGCGTGCTCATCGATATCGCGGTGGCCCGGGCCCAGGCGCTTCTTCTTGCCAAGAACCGGCAGGAAGAGAACCGCGAGTTCACCGAGGATGAGCCGCATCTTTCCAGCATTTCCGGGGATGATGCTGATCCAGGCACTTCCGGAGATGATGCTGATCCAGGCATGGATGACGGCGATCCGGGAGAAGGCAGTGAAGAAGACGAAGACGACAAAGACGAAGAAGACAATGACCAGCATCTCCTGAACTTGACGAAAAGGCGCCAGTTTCCCGGGTGGGAGCATGACCTGCGTCTTATTGAAAACTCCCGGGGTGACATTTCCCAGGCCTTCCTGCGAGCGGCAGAGAAAAGCGCTGGCCTGCGCAAGAAGGTAGCGACGGGACAGATGTTCGTTTCCGCTATCGTGCTCAAGGGCCTGATCAGCGATACTATCCGTGATGTCTTCACTGACGTGATGACCCTTATGTGGACGAAAGCATGGAATCTGGGATATGAGTCAGCAGAATCTCTCGTCACCGGCCGGGATCCCGACTTTGAGCGCAAGCATGAGGGTGATTCTCTCCAGGGGTTCCTGGGAACCGAGGGCCAGCACTGGCTGGATCAGGTCAGCCGCACTGGCCTCGGCGGCGCCCCGGCCCGCTCGGACGCGATTGCACGGACCGAGGTTGCCCGCGCGGTGAATGCCGCCGTTATCCAGTGCTACCGGGATAACGGGGTCCAGTATAAGCACTGGATTATTTCCCCGGATGAGAAAACCTGCAAGACTTGCAGGTCTGCTGTTAAAGAAGGTATAATCCCCCTTGACAGTATATTCCCTAATTCCGGTCTGGCCGGCCCGCTGCATGTCTCGTGCCGTTGCACGGTCGCCCCGGCGGGCATGAACCCGGAACCGGTGCTGGCCCATCTGGGCAAGCGGTTCATCACGACGGGCGAGGCTCGCCAGAAGGCGCGCGAAGACCCTTCCCGGCTCGGCTGGCTGCTGCTGCGCGCGAAAGACGAGGACGGGAAATACCGCTTCCTGCTCCAGCAGCGCAGCGAAGGCACCTGGGGCATGCCGGGCGGGACTCTTCACGCCGGGGAAGCGCCCTGGGACGGGGCCCTTCGTGAGACCACCGAGGAAATCGGGGACCTGCCGGACCTGACCCCCTCCGGGGAATTCCATCACATGGAAGATGACGGGAAAACCCAGGTTTACCTGTACCTGTGCGATGTTCCTTACTTCCAGCCGAAGTTCAACGGAGACACCCCGGAGGAAACTCAGGGTGCCGCCTGGTTCCGGAAAAAGGAAATCGGCGAGCTGAACCTGACCCCGAAGTTCCGGGAAGACTGGGAAAAAGGCATCAAGCTCAAGGATAACGTTTCCAAGGCCATGGACCGGCGTGATACCGGCGAGATTCTCACCAGCCCGCAGCAGAACCCGCAAGGTTCCGGGTCGCGGTGGAACTACCCGCACGACGGCGACGGGACGGAGACCCTGCCCTGCCGCTGCGGTCACGGGACGGGGCAGCATGAATGCCGTCCTGACAGCCTGACCTGCCAGTGGTGCGGCTGCCCCGAGAGAACTTATCCCCTCGGCGCCCTCCGGCCCGGCGGCGGCCAGGCTCCCGGGGAGATGGGCGCCACGGAGCCCCCGTCCTGGGATATGCCGCAGTCCCGGATCTACTCCGGCGGAGATGACGGCGCTTTCGGCAGGACCGGGGGGGTGCCGCCTTCGGCCGGAAGGTTTCCCCGGCAGGGCCGGGAGCTGCAGGACCGGCATCCGGTGACCACGTGAAAAACGAAGGTACCTGCGATTACCGGGAGCCGGAACGTGAAGTTTGCCGAATTCCAGGAGCTGTGCCGGAAGGAATGGCAAGAATATCACGGCGATATTCATACCCTGTGGCTGACCGAGGAGTCTTACCGGGAGCTGAATACCGAAGCCATCCTGGCCCGGGAGCTGCATTCCGTGGACTTGCAGGTGCACGAGGACTTCCGGGACCGCGCTCCGGGACGCCCTGTTATCGGCACCCTCCGGAACCCGGTAACGAAGAGCCCGGTGAGAATGAAGCTGTGCCGGGACCGGGACGTCGCGGACATCTACAACGGGAACACCCGGCAGCTGTTCACGAAAGTCCTGTGACAAAAGGAGGGATTCATGGATCTCCTGAATCCTTTCCTGCCTAAAGGGCCGGTCGAGGACCACGCGTACGGTAATCCTATCCCGGCGCATGTCGTCTACCTGAAGATGGCCAGCAACTTCCCGCCGGAAGCCATCCAGTGGGTGAACCGGGCCACCTGGGAAGGACCCCTGGATATCGCCTGGGACAATATCGACACCGATAACGTGAACGGCTGGGCGGCTTCCCGCCAGCCGGAGAAAGTCCAGGATTTCGAACAGCAGATCCAGGCACACGACGGCAACGTCGAGCCATCCATCCTGATCAAGGATGATGACAGCCCGAAATCCATCATCATCGACGGCCATCACCGTGCCATTGCACGGCATAACCTGGAGCGCCCGATCCTTGGCTATGTGGGCCGCATTAACCCGGCCGACCGCAAGGCTGCCCTGGAGACGCATACGAAGCAGGTCCACCAGGGCACAGACCCGCAGAACAAGGTATCCGTGAACCAGCTCCTGGATGCCCTGGATACTTTCTGGTATTACCGCGAGATCGGGCATCCGGTGAACCGCCGGGAAATCTTCAAGGCGCTGGCTGCCCTCCGGGACGCAGGCCGGGCCGAATTCTTCCTGGAGCGGGAGGCGGCGCAGTTTGGCTGGACTCTCGGCCAGCTGGACAGTCCTTACCTCCGGTCCTGGCTATGTGACTGAGACCTCCGGTCCTGGCTATGTGACTGAGAAGCCGGAGCCTGCTCCGGTTCTCTCCTGCCCGGCCCTCCAAGTGAAGGAGCTTTCATGATTGTTCTCGGCGTCATCCTGCTTGTCATCGGGCTCGTCGCAGGTCTCGGCATCCTGGTCACGGTCGGTGTCATCCTGCTTATCATCGGGGCGGTCCTGTTCATGCTCGGGCAGGTAGGGCGCCCGTTCCGGGGCAGGCGCCATTACTGGTAGGGAGGCGTATGGAGAAATCCGCGCAGACTCCCGAGCTTGCCTCCCGTCACGCCCCGATAGGGCATGAGGGAATCTGGCATTCCAAGAACCCGCCACTGCAGTATCCTGCATACTTGCAAAATGTGCGGAATGCTTTGATCCGAGCAGGTCACAGTGAAAGTGAAGCGCATCAGCTAGCAATAGGCGCGCTGCGTCGATGGGCAAGCGGTCAAGGTCACGTGCATCCAGAGGTACGACAGGCCGCGCAAGCTGCGCTTGCGGAATACGAAAAAGAGCGGGAACGTCATCCTTAAAATCTGCTGACCCCGGGAAAAGCTGAAGGCTTCTCACCACTGAAAGCAGCTTAAATCATTTAACCAGGGAGATATGTGGCAACCGTCCTCACCGAGTCTTCTGCTCCGGAAGAGCTGGCCCGTTTCTCGTTCCCCATCCTGAAGTGGGACCAGGACGAAGACGGTGACCTGGTCGTCAAGGGCATCGCCACGGACGGCACGGTAGACAGCGACTCCCAGATCGTGGACCCGGAGTGGAGCGCCAAGGCGCTCTCGGACTGGATTGCCACCGGAGGGAACGTCCGGCAGAGTCACGACCCGCACCGTCCTGTCGGCAAGGGACTGCGGATTGACGTGAACCGCGACAACTCCGGGAAGCACTGGGTGACCTCCGTCATCGTGGATCCCGTAGCCCAGCGGCTGGTCAAGAAGGGCGTGCTCACCGCCTACTCCGTCGGCATCTCCCGCCCGGTCATCAAGCATGATCTTTCCGGGAAGGCTCGCGGTGGCATCATCGTCGGCGGCGAGCTGGCCGAGCTGTCCATTGTCGACCGCCCGAGCAACAAGTCCTCGTACCTGGAACTGGCCAAGTCTGCCGCCAACGGCGAGTGTGAGTTCGTCGGCAAGGTTGTCACCGGCACCGACGCCGAGAAGGCGCTGAGCGAGGCTCCTAAGGATATCTCGTCTTTTGCCGCCGACGATGAACTGTTCTCCTTTACCCCGAAGGACATGGCTCGCGTCATTAAGGAGAAGATCATCCAGCGGCATTACCGCGAGCTGGCCTCGGATGCGGCCTCCGGGTATGACCCGTACCGTTACTCGGCTGTCGGCAAGCGTGACTTCGACCGGGGTGTCGGCGGCGGAGTAGATCGCGACCAGCTTTCCGATTCGGATTTCGCCGGGCCGCACCGCAGTTTCCCGGTCGTGAACCAGTCGGATGTTTCCGACGCCCTCGGACTGGCCGGGCATGCCGCCAACCCGGATGAGGTTCGCGCCAACATCAAGGCTATCGCCCGGAGGAAGGGGCTCAGTGTTCCTGACGACGCCAAGGAAGATACGCCGGACCTGGTAAAGGACCCGGGGAATGTCCCGGCCGGGACTGAGGGAGATGCTGCCAGCGCCACTCCCGGACGCGAGCTTCCTGATCCGCAGAACCTGGATGCTGACGGTGACACTGACGGTGACGGGGTAGTTGACTGCATTCCCAAGGCGGACACGCCTAAGCCGAAGAAGGGCAAGAAGGGCGGCAAGAAGGGCGGCAAGCTGCCGCCCTGGCTGAACCAGCCGGCCGAGAAGTTCACGGACCCGAAGTCGGCCAGCGGTGCCGAGGAAGCGGCCGACATGGACTCAGCTCCTTTGCCGGGAATGCTGGAATCCCCGGCTAAGGACTTCATGAAGGCAGCCGAGTCGGTGGCCTTGCGGTACAAGACCGTGGGCATCGACTTCGACCTGGGCGTCCTGCACGACCTGACCTGCCCGGCCTTCTCCCCGGAGGAGGTGGCGAAATTCCACCCGCACGCTACCCTCCCGTCGGTCATCGACGTGGACATGTGGCAGCGCAAGGCGCTGACGGCAGCCGTCGGCCGGTCCATTGACGAGGCCATCCAGGCTCAGCAGGCCTGGCAGGCCGCAGCCTGCCTGAAGGCGGCCGACCAGGCCGACCTGGCTGCCTACCGGGCCGGGCTGCACAAGGCGTTCCGGGATGCGAACCCCGGGCCGACCAGCTTCCCGTCCCCGGGCACGCTGTCCCCGAAGCAGTTCAACCGCCCGTGCCTGACGGACGGGCATGCTCAGGACTCCCCGGGCTACGGTCCTCCCAATTCGGCTCCCAGTGTCGCGTCCACCGCGCCGAACGCGCATAGCTTCAACCGGCCGCCGCTGTCCTCGGGCCAGCAGAGCCCTTCTCCGAGTTTCATGAAGGCCGATTACCCGTATCCGGAGCGCCAGGGTGTTCCCACCCGCGTGGATTACCCGGAAATCGAGCGGGAAAAGGCCCGCCAGGCCCTGTCTGCGCTGCACGATCACATCAATCACATGTTCCCCTCATCCTGCCCGATGCTGGACCAGGATCCCTACCGGGTTGAGCAGCCGATCCCGGCGCCGGCCGCTGTTGGCCTGGCCAAGAGCGAGCCGGACGAAGTTGTCCTCGGGGACGTCTACAAGTACATCGCCAAGCTGGAGAAGCGGGTCCGGGCGGGCCTGATCACCGAGGCGCAGGCCCGGGACAAGCTGTCCAAGAGGACGGCGCGCAAGTACGCGGAATCCCTGTCCGAGCAGGTGAGCAAGGGCCTCACCTCCAAGAGCGAGATCTTGCGGGCACTCGGCATCGCCGAGCCCGAGGTAGTCAAGGCAGAGTTTGCCGCGCCTTTCGCCAGGATCATTCCTGCCGGTTCCGAGGACGGGCAGGCCGTCACCAAGGGGTTCAGCCCAGAGGTGATGAAGACGATGATGTCGGAGATTCTCCAGCCTTTCCAGGAGAAGATCACGGCGCAGGAGAACATGATTACCGAAAGCCAGCGGAATGCGGAGGCTCTGCAGCGGCTGGTCGCCGAGCAGCAGAACCACCTCAGCGAGTACGACCGGCGCTGGGAGGCGCTGGCGAACAGCGCCGATCCTTCCACCGCCCCGTTTGCTGCGCTGGCACTCCGGAAGGCGGCCCCGGCGGGTGCTGCCAAGTCCGATACCTCTGAGCGGGCTCAGGGAATGATTGTACACCAGCTTGAGCGGATGTCGCGCCTGAGTGAGAATCCCGTGGAACGGGAAGCTGCTTATGCCGCCCTCAAGAAGATCCAGAATCCTCTTCAGTAAGCAGCTTTCTCTTCAAGGAGATGTGTGGCAGATATTC